TGTGTTGATTGGACGGTATAAAACATAATTTGTAGTCTCATCATTGTAACTAGGTGGATCGGTTGGATAGTTAAAAACAACAGATTTTATTTGTGCAACAAAATCTTGTATTTTCCAGACTAGTGGTTTTTTGATTTCTAGGGTAGAGTTTAATGACGTGGTTTGGGCAAGTTTGTAATATTTATTGGAAAAATAAATGCCTACAAAGTTTTCTTCTGTTTCCGATGCTGCGTTGTTGATGTAACTGACACTTGTTATGTCAAGGTCCCATATCGTGGAATCAAAGAATTCAACAAGAATTCTGTTGATTTGAAATTCCTTGACCCTTGAGACAATATCCTTGGTATCCCGAACGATCAATACACCGTTGGGAAATACATCATTGGCATTTTCTACGAATTCAATTCTTTCAAATACACATTCACTGTTTTGGCGAATAATATTCAGCGGAGTTAGATTTGGTTCGTCCGTCAGATAAATTGCTTTAATAGTAGAATAAGCGGGATTAAAATTAGGATCAGTCGCTGGCATTTCACTTATATTTAGCGGTCACAAACAAGCTTTTAAGGATTCCAGTTTGCTCTGGAATGTATGCTGTAATATTCTTGGATTGCAATTCCAAGGCTCTTGTGGCAGTTATTTCCGTACCTGTTGTGAGGCCATTTATTGTTGCTGGGGCAGATGGTGTTGATTTTCCTTTTGTTGGAGATAACAAATCACCATACAATTCCTCTATTGTGCCTGCCTCAATAACATCTATTTCTACAACTTCTTTAACTGCACTTTTTGTTTTGGTTGGAAACAGGGGCGTTTGTATTGTATAAGTTCCACCTTCGGTAGGATATATAACGACAACCTGTGAACCAGTAACACCACTTTGGTTGATGAAGGAAAATGTCGCACCTTTTTGATCTTTTATGATCATTGTTCCCTTGAAATAGGAAACACTTTCAATTATCGAAAGCGGGCCATTCAGATTGAAATTGCCAACAGATGAATAGGAATAAGAACCACCACTATTTGCAACATAAGGTGCAACCAAACTTCCCTTTGGAAACGTATAATTGGTTATACCAGAAACACTATCAACTAGTTCCATACTAGTCTTTGCTTCATTTTGACTCAAAAATATTGTTGTGTTTGGAGCTAACAGAGTAAATGGATTGATTGTTTCATTAGCAGAAACAAACATCCAGAAAGAATTCAAGTCACCATAAGTCGAATATGCAGCCTCAAGCAATGTAGTCTTTGAGTCTACGGTTACTGGAGTCTCATCAATAATTCCTAAATTTGGATCAAGATAAGTAAAAAAATCAGAAATAGTGAAATCACCTATCGATGATGTAAACGACTTCTTTGGTAGGTTTTCAAAATATTTCATCTATTACCTGCTTGTACCGAAATACATTGTGGAAATTTCTGATTTGGACATGATGGAGTTTGTTTCTGGGACGTATGTTCCAGTTTCAAATTCCGTAAACAATAGACCAAGCAAAGTAACAGAAGAGGCACCGTTTGGAAGATATCGAATAACGGTGTCAGCGTCATCATTCTTCTTGACAATGACATTTTGCAAAACACAAACAAGAGGCTCACCGAGCCAGTTTGCGGTGAGATTAACTTCACCACCAAATGCGACACCATTTCCTTTGGTTACAGCCAAAGACCACAATTTTTGTGGATAGGATCTTTCTGGCAAACCAGAGGCCACGGCAGGATAAGAACATTTTCTGAATGTTCCAACAATTTGTTGTACCTGTATGGATTCCTCGGCTGACTTTGGAACCATGATATATTGAAAGAAATATTGCTTTCTTCCTTCAGATACCATTGTATATTCGGCAATGTTGCTGAATCTTCTATAAGTAGAGGTTGCAAACATTCTTTCCGCAAAGAACGTGGCAGGCTGCAATAGTCTTGAAATCATGTTCGCACCACCAGCACCAAAGAGATTGCCACCGCTGTTTGCGATACCAGCACGACTGAGGATGGGGCCTACTGGATTGTTGTTACTTTCACCAAAGTTGTGTTGAATCTGATAACCGGGTTCCTTCGGCATTGGCAGCTGAATGTGAAACTGAGCCCTATTAATGACACCATAACGAGTTCTATCTTCGTTGATGAGAGAATATGGCGCAGTGTAAAAATTCAACCATAAAGGTTGTTCAGCCGCATAAACGCCTCTGGGATAAGTAAAAGTTGTTGCCATCTACATTGTTATTTAGATAAAATTACCTAAATAATTTCATGGCATATAAGACCAAATTTACGCCCATGAACAAGGAAAAGTATGTTGGCGATGCTGATTCCATAGTTTGTCGCTCTCTATGGGAACGAAATGTATGTAAGTTTTGTGATCAAACCCCAAATATCGTAAAATGGTCTTTTGAAGAAATTGTGGTTCCTTACATCAATCCTTTAGACAGAAAGACTCACAATTATTTTCCAGATTTCTTGATTCAGTTCAAGAATGAGGAAGGACTGAAAACTTGGATGGTGGAAGTAAAGCCAAAGAAGCAAACATATCTAAAGGAAAATGCCTCCAAAAAGGAAAAGATCACTTGGATTGTAAACAGCGCCAAGTGGGAAGCCGCCAAGAAGTATTGTGAAAAGAACAACATGGAATTCAAACTCGTCACAGAAAAAGAGATATTCGCCAAATGAGTAATTCTATCAACGACATCAAGTTATTTTTTGATAGACACAAAGGTCTTCAAAGAGATAATCGATATTCAGTATCATTTCCTTCTTTGCCACAAGGCTTACCAACCTTGCCTGCGGAAGACATGCAAACCCTTGCTGTGGGAATGGGATCTAGAGCCATTGATGCCATAGCGGACAACTTGGTTGGTTATGGTCCCGGTAGAATGGTTCCACGTTATCAAAAATTTGTTGGTGGTGTGCTATTGAGCATTCCGGTCACCAATGATAACTTTATTGTTGATTTCTTCAATAAATGGTTTAACTTGATTTATGCTGGAGGACGAATAAGAGGAAATGAACGAACACCATTCCAATTACAGTTTTACAACGACATCGTTTATCCTTGTAAAATGGACATCAAACTTTTGGATCCAAACGGAAATGTAAACAGAACTTTCCGTTTTTATGAAGTTTATCCTCTAGAAAATCTTCCATTTCAATTGAGAATGGATCAACCCAACCAATACCTAATATACCAGGTATTGATGAACTACAGAGAATTTGAAATTATAGGTGGTTAACATGAACATATTGGAAAATTTATATTCGTTGATACCAAATTATGAAACAACTTTGCCATTTTCAAAAGAAAAGGTATCTTTCACTCCATTCCGGGTGAAAGACGCCAAGGCACTTTCGGTCATTCTTCAGGAAGACAACAAAAAGTTAGCCTTCAAGAACATGATCGACTTGTTGAAGACATATGCCTCCGGTACAAGCATAGATGATCTGTGCTTGGCGGATGCAGAATATCTGTTTCTCCAAATTCGTTCCAAGAGCGTGGACGAAATATTAAACCTGATCTACAACAATGAAAAGATTCAGGTCAACATAGCAGAAATTAAGCCACGCAATCAAGTGACGGAGGAACACATAAATCTTTCCGGAATGATCTTGGTTCTTCAAACTCCAACAATCAAAGATTTGCTTCGTCTTCCTTCGTTTGACAAGGAAGAAGTTGCTAAGGCATGTATTCAAAAAATCATTGTTGGGAATGAAATATATAAAGTCAACAAGTTTGTGACAGAGGAGATCAAACAACTAATTGATAATCTTCCTCTGTCGATTGTTGGTAAACTAGATTCATTCTTGAAAAAACAACCAGAATTGTATCTGAACATGTCCGTAATGGAAGGAACAAAGGAGGTCAGTGGTTTACTGAATTTTTTTACCTATCGGTAAAGTTTTTTGATTTGAAGGATTACTTCAATTCTAACTTTACCTTGATAAACAACTTTTCTTGGTCACTAGAGGATTTGGAAAACATGCATTGTTGGGAACGAGACATATACCTCAAACTTGTGGCAGATTACCAAGAAAAGAAGAAGCAGAAGGATATGAGTACACACAACGGAGTAGACTACTTTAATCTATGAACGAAGAAAATCAATTTTCAATAGACGTAAACGCAGAATCACAGGCAATATCTCCTCTGATCCAAGAAGGGTTATCCACACCATCAGAGTTCATAAACATTCAACCAGATATTCCTTTGCCGGATCCAATTTTGTTTCAAGCCACGGAAATCGATTTCAGTGAAACTGTCAAGGCTGAGTCTTCTCAGGTAACCGGACTAGATTTTGAAGTAAAAATGGATGTTCAAGAGGTTTATGAAAGAACCGAACAATTGGAAGAGAAGATGGGAGAGATGTACGGTGGCTTTCAGGATTTATATGAAAATGTGAAAAAATCATGGCTTCCGATCAAAGATCAAGATGAATTTGAGGAAAGACCAACAACCGAACCACAAAATTTATTATTCAATGCTCGCAGAGACAAAATGAGCATGCCACCATATTGGTCTTGAAATAAAAAAGGCCCCTTTCGGGGCCTTTCTCAATCCTTCTCCATTTCGGAGAAGTACTGCAGAGGATCCTTCTCTTCAATATTTTCCACAACTGAAGATTCCTCCACATCGTCTTCGATGCTCTTGGACTCAGTGAACTGAGCGCGAATATCGTCACCGACAGACTTCTTGAACCGAGCATTCAGTTCGTCAAACGACTTGAACTGGCTCTTGTCAACAAACGGCTTGAGGGGATATTGCTTCTTCCACAGCTCCTCAAGCTTCTTGTCATCACCACCAAAGAGTGGTGCGGGGGTTGCAAACTCGCTGCGATCATAGTTTACATACCCACCGACATTGCGGATCTTGATCTTAAAATCCGCACCTGTCCAGAAGTTGAAGGGATCAACAGCAACCTCGTCCTGAAACTCAGGATGAGCCAGCCCTTGAATCTTCTGGAAGATCTTAGTGCCATACTGATAGAGGAACACCTTCCCCTTGTTCTCTGGATTGGCAGGATCCTCAATGACGAGGATATTCGAAATGTAAGTCAACTTGCGCTTACGTTGACGAGCAAGATTCTTGTCGTCTTCGATGCCACTGTTCCAGAGTTCCGTGTTGGCAGCACACACGGGGCACTTCTCACCAATGGTGGTTGGGCAGTTCTCATAGAACCAACCACCCTTTCCCTTGAAAGCGTGGCTATAGACAGACACGAAGGGACTGTCCTCACCCTCAATCTCAGGAAGGAAGCGAATGACCGCGTAGCCGTTGCCAGCCTTGTCAATACCGGGCTTCCAAATCCTCTCGTCCTTGTAACTCTCCTTCGCGTTCATCTTCTCCAAACGCTCAGAAAGTTGTGCGACCGAGTTCTTACTCTTCTTCTTAAAATCTGAAAAATTTCCCATACTGTTCTTTCCCCAAGGATCTACCTTGGCCTAAATGACTGATTGTACTATACAAGAAAATACCGTATCAGTCAACCGGAAGTTTCTTGTTTTTGGACTTTTTTAGAAAATGAAGGTTTCTTGCCTCGTCCTCAATTTTTTCAATTAGGGGTTTGGTAAGAAGTTTACCAGCAGCACTTGGATCTATTTCCATCTCTTCGGCCAATTCAAGAACACAATCCATAAATGAAAGATTGGTGCTTAATGTTCTCTCAATGACCTTGTTTGAAAACTTTTCTTTTGCTGCGTCGTCTATATACATGATATTACTATATGTTGGTTCTGTTGAAAAGCAATAATTAAATGTATCTAAATATTCTAGAACTATTTATACCACCTTAAGGAAGAAACATGGCCGTTGACAATGACCCAAACGTACTAATTGAATCAGGCGGAAATACCTTTAACGTAGCCACGGATGCAATTGTATTCTCCGGGGCAACCTCGCACTTCCAATACATGAAAGTGGCATTTGGACCCACTGGTTCGGCCACAATCGTATCAAATACCAGCCCATTCCCCGTAAGTGTCATTGGTGGAGGTATCACGGCGAATATTACTGGTTTCTCGGGTGCTGTGCAAGGCATTCCCGGCGGAACTCCGGTTGCCGTAAGTGGAACGGTATATGCCACAGGTGTAACAACCGCTCCAGTATTCGTAAGAACTTCAACCGGATATCAAGTAGAAATTACAGGTGGAACGCCACTCTCACGCACCAAAGATTCAATTTCCATGTGGGGTCCAAACGGCACAACATGGGCCTATGTAAATTTGGTAAATTCTTCTGGAACTGAAATTGGAAATGTAAGCAATCCAGTTTATGTTCAAATTTCTGGGGCTACTATCAATGCAATCATCAATCCTACGGTCGGTGTCACCAACGGACTAAACGATCCACTTAAGGTTCAGGGTGCAACCGGGGCATTCCCAATCAACACAACTGTAGGAAACACTGTTGGTATCAACGATACTGCACTCCTTGCTGGTATCTGTGGTGTTTATTCACAGTTGTTATCACTTAATCTTGGTCTTGCCACAGCAATGCCAACAAGTTTCAAGACAGGTCGCACATCCTCCGCGTATCCAACTGTTCAACAACTAGACAGCGGATTCACATGCGGCAAGGGAGTTACAATCAAAGCTCTGTCCACCAACACCGATTTCATTTATGTTGGAAACAGTGGTGTGTTCGTCGGACCATCTACCGGACATGCATTGGATCCCGGAGATCAAATCTTCTTGTCCGTGGACAACATAAACAAGATTTATGTAAGTTCTGCAAGTGCAACACAGGTGGTAACATTCTTGGCTACATAAGA